GGTAAAGCAGTTGTTGGGAATGGTGAGTTTGTGCCAAAGAACACTGTGCTATCAATAACTTCTTGGAAAGCACCAACTACTTGTTCTGTGATTTCAGGAACAACATCAACCCAATTTTCAACATCTCTTAATGTGTTAATGGAAACTGGAACGATAACTGCGATTTCTTCTGCCACTAAATCAACACCTTGCCAAGCCAAGTCACTTAAAGACTTTGTGGCTGGTGAGCCATCTTCTTTAAGACCAACCCAACCAGCGATTGGTAATGAAGATAAAACATTTAATTTATAGGTTTTGCCTCTCATATCAGGTAATCTACGACCTAATTCAAGAGCTTTGGAGCGACCTAAAACACCCCTAATGATTTCACGTGCATACTCAACAGGTAGCACTACGGAATTGTTAATAATAGCCATTGTTTTCTCCTTTGTTCTAATTGCCTACTATTTCTTTAATTGCCTCACCCATTTTTTCATACGCTAGTTCTTTCTCACTTGCTGCTGGTGGGTTTCCACCGCCTGTGTTTGTTTGAACAACTGTTGAATGGGTTGCGCCTTTTGGTTGGTATTGCTCATACTCTTTCTTGATGTCTTTGATTACTTTATCAACGTTGCCTTCTTCGGCATTTAGTAATCTAGTATCGTTTTTGAAAAAGTCTGGCAAACCTTCCTTTTTAAGTTTTTCACTCAACACAGTATTCTTTTTGAATTGTCTTAATTCGGCAAGTTCTTGTGCATCGTGTTCTTGTTGCTCTTTGATTTTTTCTTGTGCAAGTTGTTCGGCAGACATATTAGCTTGTTCTTTGGCTTTCTTAATGTCATTTTCGTATTTAATACGTTGACTAGCCATATCGCTATTATGCTTTGCGGTAAGTTCGTCCGCTTTTTCTTGAACTTTTGCTGCGATTAAATCATTGAGTTCTTGTTCGGTTTTTGGTAATTCTACCATTTGTTTGTTCTCCTTTTCTCCTAGAAACGCTAGGGACGTTTTGTTTTTGTCTTTTGACCACTACTTTGAGAGTAGGCAACTATAACAAGTCTTGCGACTTAATTATCATCATTCGGTAATATCTTGCGATTTACCATTGACAAAATTTTTCATATTGTCCATTTGCTTTGTGCTTTGGACTTTTTCATTTTGTCTTTCAATATTGGTTTGATTTGCACCACTATTGTTATATTTATTTTTGCTTTTTTCTTCTTCTAATGCAAGTTTTTCGTTATATTCGTCCATTTGTTTAATGTAATCATCAACATTTGGAATTGCATTTAACCATTGTAAAGCAATACGTGGAGCAAGTAATTTCTTATTAGCAAGATTAACTATCATATTAACAGCGTCAACATCGTTGCTTGGTAATGAATGTGTATAAACAAAATCAATTTTTTCTAAATCAAACTTAATGTTATTGTATAATACTTTATCGTTATCTTGCACGAACTTTAATGTGATTTCTAAAAGTTTGAAATAACCTTTGTTAAACCACTTTTCTTTGTCAAGGCATAAGTCTAACAATGGTTTAGTCTTGGCTTTGAGAATTGGATCACTTGCATTTTGTGTAAACTCAACACTCGTGAAATCAGGAATGTGTGTGATATAATGCACAACTCTCTTATAATCATCAGCCAACTTTTGAATATCGGTTTGGTTTAATGGGTTAGATAAGAACTTGGCGTCAACATTGTCACCTTCAAGTGGTAAAACTCTATGGTTTTTAATTAAGTCAAGAGCAGCTTGTGCCTCTTTTTCATCACCAATACGTGCATTTTTAATGAACAATAAGTAGTTCATAATATCATCAACGTTTTGGAAACGATTATTTTGTAATGCACTATATAAAGCAATTTGTGGTAATGCTGGTCGGCAGTCACTAATACACGCCTTGTTGTTTTGGAACTCAATAATTGGAATGTCACTAAATCCGTGTTCTACAACGTAATCTAGTTCACTGCCATTGATTAAGAACAAATTAAGTGGGTAAACTTGGAAAGCCATTTTTGTAGGAATTGAGATTTGACCTGTGTAGTAGGCATACATTTTGTCTTTTGTATAGATAATGCAAACATATCTACAACCACTACTTGTTTGTTCAAAGTAAATGTTGTAAGCAAACAAACGTTTCATAGCAACGGAACAGTCATAAACAACGTTAGCATACTTTGGATCAAGTGAACGATAACGTGGGAAACTATCACCTTCTTCATTATAGATACATAAGAAACCACTACCACTAATAGCCATATGCAAAGCTACATCATAGATTTCTTCTTCAAACTCATTGTGCTTTTGGTATAAAGAGAACTTGCTAATTCTTTCTTTCTCTTTATCGCTACCATTAGAAACAATATCAGGCACTCTACCTAAAAAAGTGCTTGTTGATGTATCGCATAATGGCTTTAACAAGTTATATTGCAAGTCTAGTTTTAACTTTTTTTGAAAGAATGGTTTAATATATTCGTTGTTATACATTCCTTCTTGTAATGCAATTAAACGAATATCTTTACCAACAGCGTCTTTATAGAATATTTGATACCAAATGATTTTTTGGACTACATTTTCAAGACCTTTGCCTGTTTCCAATGTTTCTCTATCAACGTTCATTCTAATCATATTAAAAACCTCTTATTGCTTTGGCAAATAGTGAGAACCGATTATCGGTATCAATTTTGCCACCATATCTATACTCATAGTTTAGCAAGTATTGTGAAATAGTGTCAACAAAGTCATCGTGTTCGTAATTAGGAAATCTCAATAATTGAGTGACATAATCTTCAATGTTTGGGCAAATGTTTTCATCAGGGAAATACACGTTGCCACTTTCAAAATATGGTGTCACCGAGTTCAAACGAGTTTCTTTGCTATCACCTTTTGGGTCAAATAATACGAACCCACCGATTTCGCTATTGAGCATATCATAAGTTGCCTTGCCATTAGCTTTCTTTTCAAGCAATTTTTTTCTCATTTGTGGGTATTCATTACAAATGATACGTAATGTTCTTAATGTGTCGGTAAAGTTTGCTTTCTTGTCCCATATTTTTAGCAAGTAATGGTCTGCTCCATTTCTTCCCCACATAGTCATACAGTATGGGTCACTATTCCTACTAACCTCACCAAAAGTAAGGTCACAAGATAAAGTGATTTCTTCAAAATTAGCAGGTTTGCTTGTTTCACTATAAAACTTTAAGTATTCACGTTTAACAATATTTCCACCTTCAACGTATGGCTTTCCTTGATAAAGAGCATTGAATGACCTTTTGCCAAGCAATTTCCTTTGCATTTCAATAAAAGCAGCGTCTTTGCCAATTTCAGGGCATAATGTTTCACCAACTTTTCTACCAAGTAGTCTATCAACACCCATTCCTTCTTCCCAAACTGCTGGAATGTTGATGATAACCCAACCACCTAGTTTTTCAAGTCTGCCAATTAAATCGTCATCGTGCCAACGTGTATGAATAACGATAATAGCATTACCAACACCACTAGCACGTGTGGTCACACTATCAACGAAAGTTTGCCAAACCTTTTCCCTAATATCAGGGTTTTCCGCCTCTTGTCCGTTCTTAAATGGGTCGTCAACGATAATAAGAGAACCTGGGTTGCCTGTGACACCACCTAAAATACCAGCACTATAAACACCGCCTTCGTGATTGGCAATTTCCCATAGTGTCTTGTTGTCCTGGCTATCACTAACATCAACACCAAATATTTCTTTGCCATATCTTTTGGTAAGTTGTCTATTCCTATCACCAAATCTTTCAGCCATATCTGCATTATAGCCAATTAAAATACTACGTAAATTAGGGTTTCTTCCTTCAAACCAACTTGGTAATGTTTCCGTGACCTCATACGATTTTCCGTGTTGTGGTGGAACGGACAAACAAATACGGACTTTTTCACCATTTTCAACTTTTTCCACAATGCTTTGGCAAATCTTTCCTAATAAAGCGTGAAACTTTGTAACGACATAATTAGGGTGAACATATTTTAAGTATTGCAAGTAATTATCTCTAAACTTTTTCTTTTCAAGTTGTTTTGCTAACACCTTTTTTTCATCATCAGTAAGGTTGTTATACATATCTAAAACATTGGTAGCGTGTTCGTGTTCACTTTTCACACTATCAACTTTTTCACTTTCCTTGCGCATACGTTTAAGTTCACGCTCGGTTGCTTTTCGCCTTTTTAATCTTTCGGCTTTTGCTTTTTCTATGTCAATTCCGTTAATTGTTGCCATTTACATCACTCATTTTCTTTGACATTTGCTCAATTAAAGCTCTATCTCTTTCGGTTAAACTATCGGCAAGTTCTTTCATTTTGTTTTCATCAACGCCTTTATGTTCACCAAAGTTTTGGCTTAACTTGTTTTCAGCAAGGAACTTTAATAATTCAGGTCTTGGTGGTAATTCTTCTTCAAGCCACACCTTTTCAATTCGTTCACCTGTCTTAATACCATTTTCATAAATACCAACTTTTACTGCTTGTTGTTTCTTAATTCTTTTGCCACCAATAGCGGTTTGGAATAAAGAACCTGCAACGATAAGGTCTGCCATAGCACGTGAACGATCCATAATCAAAAGTAATGTAGGACATACAGTGCAAAGAATTGCAAATTGGTGGTCGGTTA